ACCGGGGTGTCCTCGAGCACGAGCACGTCACCGTCCAGCACGCGACGACGCCAGAAGGTGTTATCCGGCACGATCTCGCCGTCCACGTGCAAGGCACGCAGCGTGTGTGGATCGCGGATGACAGCGGCAGGATCGACAGGTTTGACGCGAAAGCTCATGGGGATTTACCTAACGGTGAATTGGTCTTCAGCCGGCACGGTGTCGGAAACGCCGCCAGCGATCTTCTCGATAACGTCAACGGTCACGAAGTCGTTCAGCGCGGCGACCGCGGGCACGGTGCGGTAGGTGACGGAGTAGGTCAGCGTCACGATGCCGACGAGCGGATCGCTGTGGCCGTCATCCTCGACGACCTGCATCTCCGTGCTCTCGTAGATCGACTCCGCGGCGGTGCCCGATAGCCATCGGTCGGCGCTCATCACGGCCTCGATCTGCTCGGCCATCGCGTCCATCGCGTCGTCCACCGGGAACGCATCGGAGTGCGCGACCCACGCGGCGATCTCGAGCTTCAGATCGCGGGTCAGCTCTCGCGGTGCGCTCAGGCGCGACAGGTCATCATTTAGCGACTCGCTCAGCGTGTAGACCGAGATCGCCGGCAGCCCGCGGCCCTGATGCGGCTCGACTCGCGTCGCCGAAACCCGCGCGCCGGCAGACGTGTTTGCGTTGACCAGCAACGCAGCCACGGCCGACCGGATCAGCGAGCGCTGGTGAGCCATCCCCATCGTCAGGATCACGCCGCTCGTGGTCTGTCAACGGTCGGTCAGTTGACCCGACGGAGCACGAGCACGATTCCGCCGACGCCATCGGGGTGCGCCTCGATCACGCGGTAGATGTTCCCGCGGATCGCGATCGTCGCCCGGTTTTCAGCCTCGGGATCCGACGGCAACAGATCCGACAGGCGAAAGAAGATCGCCGGACCCGCGGCCTCGACGCCCGCGTGCGCGCTGCCCTTGGCCAGTACGTACTGCGCATCAAACACGCCGACGACCGAGAACGGCGTGCCCGTGCTCGGTGAGTACGTGACTACCTCGCCGCCGAGGTTGCCGAACACAGCTCGGTCAGCTCCAGCGACGAGGAGGTCGAACGCCGTCATTTACTTCAGGAGCGGGCCGAACATGTTGGCGATCTGCTGCTTGGCGGCGACCGCCGTGTTGCGCTCGCCGGTCATCGCGTCGAGCTTGGCATTCGCCTCGTCGCGATCACGCAACGCGTTCAGCAGCGTCAGCACCGCGCCGCAGTCCAGGTAGTTCTGGACGCCCTGCATATCGCCGCGCTCGGCGTATGCCCGGATGTTGTCGAGTTGGCTGGTCGACAGGTTGCGTGCGACCGCGGGACCCGAGGCCGGCGAGGTCGCCTGATCTCGCGCCTGCGGGTTGATCACGTCGGTCGGCGCCGGGCCGTCGGGGACGATCGGCGCGGAGCTCCTGGGCGCGTTGTCGACGGCAGGCGCCACAACGGTCGAGGTCTTGGACATGGGCGGGATCGTGGACATTACGCGACTCCTGCGGGTGCGGGGGCGCCGCCGAGGCGGACGGCGCCCGTGGCGTCACCGGCGAGCTGCGCAGCGGCAGCGGCGCCGACGCGAGTGTTCGCGGTGACGACGTTCGTCAGGTTCTTCGCGACAGGATCCCAGTACAGGAGCATGCCCTCGGTCCACGCGATGCCCGTCGCCTTGGGCAACGAGAACACGCCGACCGCGACGCCTTCGAACGCGAGGCCAACCGCGACCGTCGCTTGAGCGACGACGAGCAGCTGACCGATGAGATACGCGGTGCCGCTGACCACGCCGCCCGTTGGAGCGGTGTACGTAACAACGTCGCCTGGCTTTACGAAATTCAACATGTTCTTTTTTCTTTCAGGTCAGGAGGGCTTAGACGCCCGCGTTGGTCACAGCGCCACGGTAGTCAATGGCAGCCACTCCATAATCCAGCCGCGCCTTCCACTCGACGCCATCCACGCGCCAGCCTTGCTGCACGTCGAGGAACGGCTGCTGCTGACCGTCGAGGAACGCCACTTCAATCGTCGGCGCGATGCCGGGATCCGCGAACACGTAACGGCGCGTGCCAGCGATGCGCGGCGAGTCGATGATCTGATGGAACAGACCGCCAACGCGGTTGGGCAGCCACGGGTTCTTGCCAGTCGAGGCATCGAAGTCGTACTGGCCGGTATTGATCTGGCGAGCCACGCCGCCGAGGGTGATCGGCAGGAGCAAGATCGCCGGCGTGAGGCCGAGGATCTCGTTACCAGACAGATCGGTCTGCGACGCCATCGCCTGGCGATCCAGGTCGATCGCGCCCGCGCTCATGGCTGCGGACGTGGTGATGTTCTTGTGGTTCGCGTGGAACAGCGTGAGGCCGTCGCCCATGAGAGGACCGAGGCCGCCGTTCTGCGCGAGCAGCGCGTACACATCGAGCTCGATCGTCAGGCGAGCCGAGCGGCCAAGCATGGTTGCGAGCGTCGTGAACGCGCCCATGTCGTCATTGATGATCGCCTGGCGGGTGATCGAGACGATGTTGCCCTTCGTCTGCGCGGTCAGCGACTCGCGGCTGCCGTCGGGGATCGCCTTGTTCGCGAACTCGCCGCCTTCGTTGACGGTCTGGAGAGCACCGAACGTGCCGATGCGGTAGCGCTTGTTAGCGCGGAAATCCTGGACGCTGCCAGTCATGGCAAAGCGCGTCCAGGTGTCCGGCGTCGTGCCGTACGCCGCGATCAGCGTCTTGTAGAGAACGTTCTCGAGCAGCACCGGGAAATCACCGGTGCTCGCCGCGCCGGTCATGCCGGAGCTACGTTGCGTGAGCGCGAGACCCACGAGATCCATCGGCAGCATGCCCGCGGTGCGAACGCCCGAATTCTCGAGCGCCTGGCGCGCGAGGTCGATCATGCGCAGGCCACGGAAGTGACCGGGATCAAGATCGATCTTCTCGCCCTTCGCCTTCGCGTCAGCGGCGACGATGTTGCCGACGGCGGCGCGCTGGAGCAGCCACGCGCTCGCGCCGCGCATCCACTTGTCACGGCTGTCCTCGCCCGGGGTAATGCGCGGATCGCGCTTGTCGATCTGGATCGTGCCGGTCTCGCCATGCGACTCGATCGCGTGCGCGCGATAGGCGTGGAGCTCGGTACCGTTCTCGATCGCCGAGGTGACCTCAGCCTCCGGGCGGTTGAGCTTGCGCGCAACGCGGTGGATGCCGCTGATGCGCTCGCGTTCCATCGAACGGACAGAATCCATCGACGGCGCGGCGGGGATGGCCGGTTCCGAAACCGGCGCGGGAATGATGGTCGGTTTCTCAGAATCAGCCATATGTCTCTCCTGGATAAACTCGCAAGGCGACAAGCCGCCCTCCGAGCGCGTCACGGCGCCAGCATCGGCACCGATCGGAACTAGCGAAATCTCATACGGAGCCCAGTCGATCGCGCGATATACCGGCGTCGAGGTCGAGGAATCCTTGACCTCTTGCATCTTGCTGGTCGTGTACCCGACCGAGACATTGCGCAGCGTGCCTTCACGAACGCGGCGGAAAGCGTCCTCGCCCTCGGTGCCGGAATCAAAGCGGACCGTAGCCACGCCCTGACCCTTCTCGAGTCGAGCGTTCTCGACGACGCCGAGCACATCGTTAATCGTGCCAGCGCTATGCGAGTTGAGCAGCGGCGCCGCGCCGCTCTGCATGCGCTCCATGCGGACATGCTTCGGATCGAGCGAAAGCTCCTCGTAATACGGCTCCGTGAAGGCGCCGCCACGCAGCACGCGAGATCCGGTGGTCCAAATCAGATCGACAGTCCGCTTTTCCACGTTCACCGTGGACGCATCGAACATCGCGCGCAGCGATTGCTTTGGAATGTCCCGGGTAACACTGCGGTCCGCCATGTTGCCTTTCAGGATCACGGAGCTTTGGTATCGTCAAGCGTGACGCTCACGGCACGATGACCATCATGTAGAGCTGGTCGTCGGGACCCCGCCAACGCGCTGTCAGATCGGATTCGGTCAGCAGATGAATCGTGTTGGCGTCGATGTTGTCGGCGGTGTTCGTCGGATCCCGGAACACCACGCGACTGCCGAGCACGCCAACGATCGCGACCCAATGCTCCCAATCATCAACGCAAAGCAGGCACGCGTGGCCGGCCTTTACTTCACTGACCAGGTTCGCGAACGTCGCGGTGCGGTTCTCGGCGTAGGTAACGCCGAGCTCCTGGAGCGCGGTGCCGAGTTGGAGCTCGTCGGCGCCTTCCTCGGTGGTCTTGGACAGCTCGCGGAGCTTCTCCTCGTCGACCTCGATCCCGATCGCCGATAGCGCGTAGCTGAGCGCCGCCGCGCCGCAGCTGTAGGGCGTCTCCTGATGACCGGGTGCCGCTTGACCGGGTGCCGCGACCGGATCCGGCGTGGCCGTCAGCGCTCGAGCCGCGGCGTCGGCGTTGTAGGGATCGTCGGGCTCCACCGCGTCAATCTCATCGACCCCGCCAGCATCGGCAGCATCGGCAATGGGCGGCGCAGCCGGTAGCGTTTGCGCTTGCCCGGCTTGCGTCATCGTCCGCGGGTCGCCATCGAGCACGATCCCGCGCTCATCAACGTCGATGTTGAATGCTTGGATCTCGTCGAGCTGCGCAAGCGGGTCCTGGCCGAGCTCGCGGACCATCTGCGGCCACGTCATCGCGCCGATGCGGAGCAGCCGCTGATAGGCCAAGCCCTCTTTGTCCGGCTCGAGGATCGGCATCGGCGGCGCTGCCCACTCGGCTGCCGGAACTTGCGGCCAGCCTTCCATCGCGACGGCGAGATCCATCGCCCACTTCCACACGCCCTGACAGAGCTGCGGGATCAGCATGTGCTCTCGCCACTCGTGGACGTTCTGCCAGTGCGCCAGCCGAGACATGCGCGCGCTGCTGAAGTTGACCTGCGAGTAATCGCCGGTGAGCTCTTCGAACGGCACGCCGAGACTGACCGCGATCCGACGCAGCACCCGGTTTGAGAACGCGGCATCTTGCGCGCGCGGCGGGGTCGCGAACGTGACTGACTTGCCCGGCGCGAGGTATTCGATATGCCCCGGCTCGAGTGACTCGATCGGCTGCCCGTTGGAGTCCGATCCGGCACCGCCGAGCGGCGAGGCCGCGCCGTCAATGTCGGTCACGAACGCGCCAAAGCACGCGGCGACCTTCTGCTGCATCAGCTCGGCGTCCTCGTAATCGTCGAGGTCCTTGAGCCGGGCGATCGCGGGCGCTAGCCACGGCACGCCGCGGAGCTGGCCTGGGCGATCGGTCCGGAAGATATGGATCACACGCTCGGCGGGAACGCGGATCGATTCGAACTGCGTGGAGGCAACGCGATTGCCGCCCGGGTGCGACGTATAGAGCCAATACGCAACGCGCCGGCCGAACTTGTCGCATTCGATGCCGTCAATGATCGGGCCGCCGTCCACGCCGACCAGGCCGTTGCGATTTGTGTCGATGTAATCGGGCTCGAGCACGTGGAGCCGCATCGGGATCGGGAGGCCGTCCTGCATCGAGGCCGGCTGACGCAGGATCACGACCTCGCCGGCCTCGGCGATCGTCTCCATCGCGAGCCGCTGGATGCCGTAGAAATTGAGCCGCCCGTCAAAGTCGCACGCGGTCGTCGTCGCCCACGAATTCCAGAGCGCCAGCGCCGCCTCGCTGCGCGCGCGCGATCGGCCGGTAGGCTTGGGCATGATCCCCCAGCCGACGGTGTTATTGACGATCGCCTGGATGCCGCGCTTCGCCCATCCGTTGTTTCGGCGTAAATCGCGCGAAAGATCGCGCAATCGGCCTAAAGACGGGCCGTTTGCTGCGTTTGCGTCGGTAGAACTTTTGCGCCAGCCATCGGTGCGCCTGCCGCCCTGCGCCGCCTCGTAGTAGCGCCCGATCATCTGTACCCGAGCTCGTGCCTCGATGCGACGCTGGCCCCATGCCGGCGCGAGGCCGATCAAGAAACGATCCCACCACGACACCTGAAGATCCGAGACGACGAGCTGTGTCACTTGCCGCCGCTCCCGGTGTCAAAGCCCTTGCTGAATGACACCCGGCGATACCCCGAGGTCAGGAGTAGCGAGCGCTCGATCCGCGCGAGCAACGCTTCAATCGCTGGCAGATCGGCAGCGGCGTAGGTGACCGATCGCGCTGGCGGTCCAGCATACGAGACCGTGGCAACGCGCGCGCCGGTCGCGAGCGAGATGATCGCCGAGCGCAACGAGTCCGCATCGGCTTGTAGCCACGCCATTGCATCGTCAGGATCACGCCGGCGCTAGCGTGTCAACGCCGACGGCCGAACCAGCCGCGGCCGGGACCGGAGCTCCGAGGCTTATCCCAGAAGGCGTCGCGGGGGCGATCGTTGCTCTGGGGCGAGACCGGCGTAGGCGCGACGACCGGAGCGACCTCGGCAGCCGCCGCAGCCATCGGCGTTGCCATAGCGGTGGCTCGGCGGTCGATGCCATGGAGCGCGATGGCTGCGCGCGCCAGCACCCTGCAATCCAGAAAATGATTCTCGCGATTCGGCTGAACTTGCCAATTCATTTTGGCGCGCCCGCCTTTGCGCGACACAGTAGTGACCAGGTTCTCAGCTGTGATCTGTTGGAAAAACTCGTCCCCGTACTGAGGGAAGTGACAGAATCCTGCGGGCGCCTCGCCGTCAGCGTCACGACGTAACCCGAGCCATCCGTAGAACTCGCCCTTGGCGATGTCCACGCCGATCGGCCACACCTGATATCCGCGACGTAGCTTCTTCCCGTTCAGGTTGACGTCGATCTTCGTCGGCGTGCCGATGATCATGCGCGCTGTTGAAACTCCCTTACAGGCGAGCACACGCATCAACGGTTTGCGTCGAGCCCAGCCGTATACGGTTTGTGTGTTGTAGCCGGAATCGATCGCCAGCGAGATGATCGGATAATTGAGAACGCCATCAGCTGCCGGATAGGTTCGGTCAAGGAGCTG